TCAATATTGGAAATGTCTACAGTTGGGAGGCTACCAGTCTCAGTGACAGGTCGGCTACGTCCTGAACCTCTGTCAGTTCGTACCCTCCAACCAGCTGTGTTACCCCAAACAACTCTTGGGATAGCATTGAAGAAACGAGTTTGGTTATTCAATGATTGCCAGACTTTACGTCCATAAGTAGTGTTAAATATGCCAGTGGCAGTGTCTACAGTAAAGTAGGTCTGCTTCTGCATAAACTCAGGACCGAAGACTGACTGATACAATCCCCGTTGGGATTGAGCTAGATATTCGGTTAAGCTTGGATTAGCCATTACTCATTTCCTCCTAATTATATTTTTTATTGTCCGAGTAATTCTCTTGGAACACCATCAGTTTTACCTGATTCAATGTTCGTTTGCATGTCTCTCAATTCTTTATAGGAAAGACTTGCTAATTGGTCGATGGTTTCTACGTCTGCGTTACCTTTTTGGATAACTTCCGTCCCATCTACGCCCAAAGAATCTATTCTCTGGGGAGCCTGTAATCCATTCTCTTCCTTAAATCCCATCTTTCTCAGCCTATCTTCAGATTCTATTTGAATTGATTTTTTCATATTCAATTCATATTCAGAAACCTGTTTTTGTAGTGCTTCAATTTGTTTCTGCATTGACTTCTCTTCTTCTACTTCCATGTCTTCACCTTTTTCTTCGACTTCTTCATCCATGTCATCATCTTTCTTGGGGAATAGGTATCTACCTGCTGCAAATCCCAATGCTGGTCCGATAATTTTTTCCAATTTTCCGTTTTCTACATCTTCATCAGAAGCTTCACGGATAGCTGCAATAATTTTATCGGTATCCATATCTTTGTTGTAATACCCCATTTTTTCTTCAGTGTCCATTTCGTCGTCATCTTTTTCAACTTCTTCTTCTTCATGCTCGCCTTTTTGCATAGCTTGAATAGTAGCCTGTTGGTCTTCGATGTTACTAGTTGGAGCAACTGCCGATTCGGAATCATCTGCATTTGCAGAAGTTTTTCCAGTTGACTTAGCTGGACGTGGGTCTCCTGAAACATCCATACCTGCGTCAGATTTGATTATGCCTGCAACTTCTGAAGCAATCTCTTTAATCAGAGCTTGTCTGTCAGCGGTTGCTTCTTCCTCTTCCTGTTTAGCTATAGCAAATTCTTCTTGTTCGGACATTCTTGCGTCCATTTTCTGAAGAACTTCTGCTACGGCGGAAAGAGCCAGACTATTGCCTTCTAATTGCTTTTCGATTCGATTATACATCTCGTCTGCCATTAGTATTCCTCCTTATAATAGTTTTTTATACTACTTTAAGAAAGGTTGGTCTAAGCCACGTCCGACCTCTCCGTAAGCAATTATATTATAGCGAAAATGCTATACAAGTTATTATACTACTTTTTTTGGAAAATTTACGAAAAAATGCATCATTATATTATAATCCGCTATCTACTTGACAGTGTTATTATATAATGATAATATAGTTGAATAACGAAGATATATTATCTTGATAAGGTTTTGCCCTGTTTATGGCGAGCAGGTTTTTTACTTATCAAGTTTCTACCCCTGAGAGGTTTTTTTATTATTTTCCCTCTTGGGGGTTTTTTATTCCTTAGGTACTCCAGTAGTAACTAATTGAATCATTTCATGTCTAAAGTCATATAGGGGTACTTGTGCAAGCTTCTTTATTTTCTCACATTGTACACCTTCAGGCATTGATGCCTCTAATAAGTCCAGTATTTTGCCCACCATCCTAGAATGACGTGCTATGACGTATTCCTGTTCGGGGGTAATTTTGTTTACATCTACCATAATAAGTTCTTGTCTCCTCTAACTCTAATAATTATTGCATGCTTTTAGGAATCATATTAAGATTTAATTCTTTTAAACTTCCTTTTCGGCGCCCATCACCAAAAATTTTTTCAAAGGCATTTTTTATAAAATGTCGCGGTTCTAAATCATTACTTAAATCTATAACCCTCCAAGAGCCTTCAGGCGCTGCTTCGTCGTATCTAACACCAATTGGTACAGGTCGTTGCCCACCTCTATAATTGCGGACTGCTTCTCTACCAAAAGTCATACCTCTTGAACTAGGTGTATCATATCCCCCGCTTAAACCTGGTCGGCCTTCTTCGATTTCTGACGCATAAGGAGCTTTATATTCAATAACAATACTCTTACTTTGTATCCTATAACGTCCAGAGTCTCTTAAATAACCTGAACTTACAGGTACAAGTTTTTGGCTTTCAGCATATACAGCTGCCCCTAACCTTAAAATAGTTTGTGTTATTTGGGAACTAACCCCTTTATCTAATTGTTTACTGAATGCGCGGACTTCTGCCATAAAACGCCCCCTTTTAATATTATACCTTGACATTTGCGTTTTTAGTTAAGGGGATTAGCTGAAATTGAAAATTCACTTTCAGTGTTATCAAATTTATTTAAATATATATTTTCTTTACCTATATACCCATAAGTAGGATGCCAGTAAGTTAGAATCTGTTGGGCTTGTGATATTACTCCTAAACGCTGTATGGCAAATTCATCTCCGCCTTTCATACATCCACAAATAAATAAATTGCCTGTGCCTATATCTTTTTCATCAACCCTATGAAAATGTCCTATCATTACAGAATGAAATTTATTAGGTAAATGAGCATAATCTTGCGTCGCATCTACGGCTAAAGCAGTTTCAGGCCCAATGCTATCGTTATACTGAACAACGGACCTAAGATTTTTAATCGCGCTAATTATAGAGTTTTCGCTACCACCGCCCGAAATACTATCACCATGCATAATTAATATATTTTTATCAAAAACACTAAATGAATCAATAAAACTTTTTTTAATTTGGAATTTAATATTAGGTTGATGGCTACAATATGCGGATACCCATTTATATAACATCCAGTCCCAATCTACATATTTATCTTTCATAGGAGGTTTATGTTTAGTTCTACCGTGATTGCCTACTACACATGGCACATTAATTTCTTTAAAGTGTGGGGCAAACATTAACAATGCTTGAGCAATAAGAATAGCACCTTGTTGCATTTGCTCTAATACGTTAACCTCGTTAGTACGTATTAATTCATCATGTATATCTCCAGATATCATGTCGCCTAACATTGGTACAATTAATTCATCAATCGGAATTGACGAACGTTTAAATTCAATTAAATTTAAAATAGTTGTTGCCCATCCATATAAGCGACGATTAAATAATTCCATAGAATACGCATTTAAACCGACCATTTGATGATAATCAACGTGTTCTCCAATATGCGTATCAGTAAGTGGTGCTACCGCTATTTGTGTTGTATCGGCTTTAGTTTTTTTGGATGGTTTGGTGTATTTAATAGGAGTTTGTTTAGCTAAAGGTACTGTGGCGTCATAAATAGCGTCTACAATTCTTTCCGTTACCGAATTAGTTTTAATGCTTTGTTTAAAAAGTTTTTTATAATAATTTGATTCGTTAAGCGTTCTAATTAATTTTTGCTCAAGTTTTATTCTATCATTTAACGAATCAGGCGACTGGTTAACTTCTTTTAGCCCAGCGCTACCTAGTTCTTGCTCGAACCAACGTGATATGTTTGTTCGGTGAATTGGGACTCCGTACTCGGCTTCCAAAAACATTGCTAGTTCTTGATAGGTTGCCCCCATTCGACGTTTCATTAATAGGGGTTCCCTTGCCCCTTCTGGTATCTTTGAATTCATCTAATTCTCTCCTTAAAGCTATACTTTTGCCGCATGAGCGACAACTCAAATCTCTATCTAAATTAATATACAACGTTCCTGAACATTTAGGGCATAAATTATTAAGCATTGTTTTTCTTATTGCCTTTTAATTTTTGCACATCAGGGTCGTTTTTTTCTTCGTCTGCTTCTAGGGTATCCATTGTACCGCTACGCGTTAATGCGTCAGCTTGAACTCCGCCACTACCCCATGCTTTTTGCATCTTTTTTTGTGGAGACATATCATCTAAATATAGTCCTAATCTTTCGATTCCTTTCTTTTTTCTTTTCTTTTCTGGTACAGCTTGCCCGCCGCCATAAGTAGGGGTAAAAATACCAGCGTTAGTAGAAGTAAATACAGTGCCACCGCCTGCCATGCCCCCATCTTCTTTGTTGATTGATTTTTCATTATTATTGTCCAATTCAGGATGATATTTAAAAGTTACTTTTTTAGCGTCTTTTTTAACAGATTCACCATCTACCAAAACTTCTACAGGATAAACTGTAGTATCTCCATACCAATACTCTACCTCGTAACTTTTATCTTTTGTATATTTTACTAATAATCCTCTATCGTATTGGTCATCATCTGCTTGTAAAATTTTAACTTCACCCACAGGTAATTTTAAATCTTCGTCAATTGTAATTTCTTTTCCGTCAGGTGATGGAATATTATACTCTTTGTTAAAATCAACTAATTTTTGTACAGCGTTTTTATACCCAGAAGCATAAGCTCCTCGTTGAACATTAATGGCGGTTTGTTTGGTATCAAATGGGCCTTGGTTACCCCAATACCATTTACCGTTTTTCTTATTTATAGGCATTAAATACCTTCCCCTTCTTCAATAACATCGCCAGTATAAGGTTCACCCTGTACATTATTACGCTCTAAACGTTTTCGGTTTGTTTGGCTAGGCGCATATGATGCTGATGGCTTAGCAAATGTCGCTTTTTCAACAAATACCTGTCCTATTATACTCAAATCTGCCACATAATCTTGGTTATTTTGTATAAACCACATTTTTGTTCCATCTGGACTAACTTCTTTAATTAAAGGAGATGTAAAGCCTTTTTCTAATAAAGCTTCCATCCATGTTACATTTTTAATTATGTTTTTATCGGCCCCTTTAGGTGGACGTCCAGGTAACCGTCTGTACCCCCATTGGCGGTCCTCACCTTTTTTATCCCGAGCTTCTGCCCATTCATCAATATCCCTTTCTTCTAAACCTGTTTTAGCCCCTTTCGGTTTATAAGCTTTTTGAATATCTGCTCCAAGTGTTTTCCAAATGTCGGGGTCTATATAACTTTTTATAGCTTCCCCACCATGGTCTACCCATTCGGTTTTATCTTTGTCAACTTTAATTTCTTTTTGATGACCTAATAATTTACCAACTTCTAAACCTATTTCTTCTTGAAGTTTTTTAATTTTTTCGCTGTCTAAATTTCGTGCCCTAGACCCCAACCGTTCTAAATAATTTTCAGCTGCTTGAGTAGCTCTAAAAGTTCTTAAACTTTTAATAGTCGCTCCTTCTATGCCAGTAAGAGTTTTAATTCGTTTATTGTTGGTTGTATCGGAACTTTTAAAAAGCCTGTCATTGCCTTCAGTATTAGCTAAAGCATGTTTAACAATATCAACAATAGTTTTATCTGCGCACAGATGGTTTTGAGGTCTGTCGTGTTTACCTCTAAAATTAAATTGAACCGCTTCTTCTCCGTCTTTACGAACAATTTTTACGTGTTCTCTACGCAAAGAAATTATTCCTAAGCCTGTGGGTTCTCCATCTTCATGAATTCGCTCTTTAGCTGCTCCGTGTCGAAATCCTAAAATAGCGCTAATTAAAATTACATGGTCAGATTTTTTTAATTCTTCAACAGGAGTTTCTTTTAAAGAAGCTATAACGTCAGGCATTGCCTCTCTTACTTTTCGGTTTTTATCCCAACGTTCCGCGTCTCGGCGTTCTTGTTCGCCTACAGCTAATATAATTTTTTGTTCCAAAACTCCGTCTTCATTAGGAACAGTATAAATTGCTTGAACGGCATCATGTTTAGAAGCTGCAATTAATACATTACTAGCATTAATTGGGATATCTCCTGTGCCATTTAACGTATGGGCGCGATTGTGTTTTACAACAACCACATTACCATTCGCATCTTTTTTAGGACGAATCTTTTTTTCTTTCATTTTGGGGTCATTTTCTAGTGCTTTTTCCCCATTTGCAAACTCAATTAAATTAGGCCCATGGTCAGAAATTTCATGCATATCCATAGTTTCGCCGTTATAAGTGGTAGCAACAGTTTCTAACTCTTTAGTACGTTCTGCGTGTAAGGAAGCTCCCGCGTCTATGTATTGAGAGCCACGAGACCCTTCAAAAATTTTAACGCCTTGTTTGCTAAATTTAGAAACTTCGTCTGAGCTAATATAACGCCGTCTATTTGGCGGTAGTTCAAACCCTTTCGGTTTACTCTCAGGTGAAGCAGGAGTTCCCATTACCATAATTATCCCCCAGTTCTGTCAAGATAATCGTTATATTGCTCTTTAGAAGTAATAACATTATAGTTTTCATCAACGTCTTCATCGGCTTCTTCCGCTTCGTCCGCGTCAGCATAATGTTTATCCAGTGCTTTTTGCATAGCTTCATTATTAGGGCTAAGTTCAGGATTATATTCTTCCTCTTCATTATCCGCAGGTTCCTCGCCTTCTACAGGTTCTTCGCCCTCTACAGGAGCTTCTTCTGGAGGAGCCTCAGCCATTTGTGCTTGTTGTTCCATTTGTTCTTTTTGTTGCTCAATAGATAAAGCTTGTTGTTCACCTTGTAGCTGAGTCAATGGTACGACTTCGCCCTCAATCATAAATTGGGCATCTTCCATTACTACGCCTTGTTCTTTTAACTTAATAGTAAAACCCATTGTATTAAGTTGGCTTGCCATAGCAATTCGTTGTTGTGCAAACGAAATTCTAGTAGCTTCGGCTTTTTCTTCAGGTACTTTAAGAGTAATACTCCAATCTTCAATTCCAAATGCATCTAATAACTGTGGAAAGACTTTTTCATGAAACAATCTTTGGTCACCTTCTACAACCCTAGACATTACTACAAGTTGTTGGGTTTGCGTAGAAAGGCCTCCAAATGCTTCTGGAGAGCCTTGCCATGCTGGGGTAACCCCCCACATTGCCGAAACACGTTCTCTAATCTCATCTCGCACAGGAAGGTAATCCATTTCTTGTAAAGTATGAAACAATCGAACCATATCTACTCTACCTCTATTATTCTTAGAGGATACAGCTACCATTGGTACAAAGTTAGGGTCTAACCTAGTCTGAGCAGCAAGGTTAGCGCGTTCGCGTCGTAAAGATTCAGGGTCATCTGTAAAGACCATCATCATACTACCAGGCATTTTTCTTTCAAAAAAGTATCTATAAAGGTTTTTGTCCATACCTATTAAGGTTAGAGCCTTTTCAAAAATAGTTAATATAGGGCTCCAACCATAGGTTTCCGATGGGGAAAATTTAGAAAGATGGATAATTTCCGATTCAAATAAATATAAATGCTTATTGCGATGATAATACTTATACATCACAGGTTTTGTTTCAAATTTACAACCTGGTTCGGGGCATAGGCCTTTAGTTTCGTGAATTTCTTCACGATGAATGGGGCATAAAAAGTGATAATTTTTAGGCAAACCCGCATTATCTAAATCAAATTCAACTAAAGCAGGGTTTAAACGTCTAATTTCCTGAACTTTAGAACGTAATGTACCATTATCATCATGGTATTCTTTTGCGATATATATAAAACAATCATCAATAGAATTTAAATCAAAATGCGCTTGGCGTAAAACTTCTTCAAGCGATTGGTCAAATACATTACAAGACTTTAAAAAAGTTTTAAAATTAGTTAATTCGGAACTATCAGCATCCTCAGTTAACGGTTCCCAATCAAAGCCCCGTCTAAAAACTTCGCTAGTTATATGATTTAAGGGGCCCCTAATTTCTTCTACCGACATAGCTATAGTTTGTAAGTCCATAACTAATTGCTGGCGATATGCCATTTGATGGCGTACCCATGTATTAACAACGTGGTCTAATCCAATTGTAGGCGCTTGCCCAGTATCTCCAGATGCTTTCATAAGCTGGAGCATGTTAATCTGTCCATTTAAATCGGACATTTGTTGCGCCAACGCTGGCACTTCTGGTAAGTATGACGATAACTTCATTACTTAACCCTCGCTAAATTACTGTAGAGATATGTCTCCGTATTATATTTTACTCAATTTTTCCGATTTTCTCGCATTAATTTTGAGTTATATCTGATACTTCATCTAACCCCGCCAACTTCATCATCCTATCAGCTATTTCTAATTTAAATGCCTTACTCTCTGATAAAGCAGGTTTCGTTTCAATTACCGTTTGTTTTTGGTCTAATTGAGTTCGCAACTCTCTAATAGTTGCTTCACGGTCTTGTAATTCAAGTTCGTATGTTTCATCATTATTCGCAAATGACGCATTTTCTAAAACCCCAAGTCTTGCAGCTTCTCTAAATAGCGATATAAACGCCCCTTCAGTAATGATAGTTACGGCAGGTGAATCATCTGGAATATCATCTTCCACATCCATAGATTTTAAACTATCGTGCCAAGTATTTAATATTCGCCATGTATTTGTAACTTCATCTTTAGTAGCTACCCATTGTTGGTCTCTACCCTGTAACATATTGCCTAACATATGCTCTCCTTTTCTATGCTATTGTACAGGCACTCCATCCACAGCTCTTACATGTCTCACACCCACTATCCTGTACTATTTGTGGTGTGTCACAACATGCTATTTCTTCTTGTTCGGTATTACCTTTAACAAGTACCTCTTTCTCTCTACTGCCCGCCCTGTAAACCGTTATACCTTTGCAACCGCTTTTCCAAGCCAAGAAGTACGCTTGTTCAACATCAGCAGGGGTAGCGCCGTTATCAAAGTTTATAGTCTTTGAGATGCCTGCGTCAACGTGTTCTTGAAAAGCTGATTGCATTAGTACGTGGTCATCGGGGGCTATTTCAGGAGCTGTAATATATACTTCCTTTGCCCAATCAGGAATATTAAACGAATCATCTGCATCACTTAATGTTCCACCAGAAGCTAAATGTTCCAATAAAGCTTCAGAGTAAAAAGACTCTTGTTCTAAATATTTGTTTACATAGTGTAAGGTTTTACCTTCTAATATGTTTTGTTTCTTCCACGCCAATGCAAAGGTAGGTTCAATTCCACTAGCACAGTCAGCAATCATGCTAATTGTACCTGTAGGAGCTACAGTCATTTTGCAGTGGTTTCTATAGTGAATCGGTTCTTCATTTTCATCTACAAAAGCTGTAGGAGTCCATGCTGGAAATTCTCCTCGTTGTTTGGCTAACTCGATAGATTGTTCATTAGCCCATTGTGTAATTTTCTCCATAAGACCACTACCAACTTCTCTAGCTTCTTCACTATCGTAAGGAATTTTTAATTGAATTAATAAATCACTAAAACCCATAACGCCTAAACCTATCTTGCGAGTAGCTTTAGTCATAGTTTCAATGTCGTTCGTAGCATAC